CGTTGGTCGGTGCGGGCATGCACTTAAAGCCCAGCCGCCGTAGCAGATCGAAACTGGTCTCCTCATAGTGCGAGCTCTTTGCACTACCTGCAGGGTCGCCGATAATAATCACGGGGATGCCGAGATAACGGTCCTGCATGAGTACAGGACGCAGGTTATTCTGCACGTGTCCTTCGAGCCCGATGTCCTCCGCGATTACTTCCTCAAGGACGAGCATTCGTCCGCGACTGTCGAGCTGTGTAATTGCGCTACACGGATCACGCCCGAAGTCTTGTCCAATAATGAGAGGTGCAAACCGATTTGGAACGAGCTGCTCTCTAACGTGGAAAGCCAGCTTAAAACTGTCTCTAAAGACAGCTGTGCCTGATGGGTCGTTTCCAAATTGCGCGTGGACGTACCGTCGCACCCAATCTGGACTAGAGCTTCGTGCAAGTCGCTCATAATACAATCTTCCCTGTGCCAATCGTATTGGATCGTCAGCCGGAAGTTTTTTTGTCTCAGCAGTCTGTGTCAACCAAGCCAGATTTTCGGCAAATTCTTCGAGGCCGCCCGGCTGGATATAAATATCCCAGTCTACGGGCTGGTCAACATCCATGAACTTGTGCCAGTCACTTCCCTCGCTGGGCATGTTGGTGTCAGCGATAACCCCGAACCATGTCGGGTCGCCGCGCGCGCCGGACGGATAGCGGCCGCAACGACCAGTGATACCGGGCACGAGGTTGACGTCCATTTCGATGCACTCGGACATCCACGCACCCGTGAGCTGCATGGAGAGCAGTCGCCGCTGGTCCTCTGCATCTTCGAGTGGGAGAAGCAGCCACTCGGAGCGCACGTCGGCAAATTCGACAAGCACCGTGTTGTCCATGACCTTGTAGTGGGCCACGCTGCCGAGCCAGCTCAGAATATCTTTTAGAACAGTGTCTTTGAGTTGCTTGAGGGTCTGTCGCACAACCGCGAAACGTGTGTAGCGGTAACCATCGGGCGCTTTAGCCTGTTCGAGCGCGCGTCGGAAAAGCTCGAATATGCACCCTGTAGTTTTTCCAGAACCAACGGGCCCAGCTATAAGCCGCCCGAAGGCGGCGCTTTTCATAAATGCTGAAACTGTCGGCGGTGCATCAAACCGGATTATCGGCTGCATCTAGGCTCTCATCGAACGATTTTTGGATATCGTCCTCGCTGATACTGGGCGCGGCGGGTGCCACGTCAATTACCTTGTAGGGTAACCGCTTCTCAAAAGAAAGCTGCTGGTCCGAGCCCAAATTGATTTGCACCACAACGCGGTCGCCCGGCGATACTTGGTCGGCGCGGTCGATCTGATTATAGCCCGCGAGCTTGGCAATGAACTCGAGTGCTTTGGTTTTCGCCAGCAGAGGTTCGCGCTCGTTGATAAGCTGCTTGTAGAGCTCGGGGAGGAAGTCCTCGACCATTGCGGCAGTCTTGAAGCGCACGCGTTCGTTGGTGTTCGCCGCCGACTGCCACGCGGATAGTTCGTTCGCCAGCATGCGAGAGAAGTTCTGATTGCGTTGCAGCCGCTCGAAGGCGGCGCGCGACACGTTATGGTCCGAGAGGATTTCATCCAGCTCCCGAATGTCCATGGCGATTTCACGGGCAAGCCGGACCAGTTGCAAATCATCGAGCATTACGCTAGGTACAATGGCGTAATCCGGGGGCAGGGACATATCGCTCACAGGCTGGCCTCTCGGTTGTAATTCTTCTCAGGGTAGCATATAGGCCACTAATGGTCGACACACTAGCGCAACCCGGTGTGCTCAGGGTTATTCCCCCCGGAGCACTTGACAGGATCGAAGCCAATCAGGCCAAAGCGAAAGCTCAGGCCGAGGACCTAGCGTCGTCACTCTCCCAAGTCGCGGTCACGAACCTAGCCGGATACATCCGAACGCAGTTCGAGATGATGAAGCGCCACCGGGATACGCCCGCCTCCGGCTGGAGCGACCGGATGTCGAAAGCGTTGCTGACTTTCAACGGCCAGTATACCGCCGACAAACTCACCGAAATTAAAAAGTTTGGTGGCAGCGACGTGTTCGCGCGCATCACCGCCGCGAAATGCCGGGGGGCCAGCTCGCTCTTGCGAGACGTCTACCTGCAGGCTGACCGGCCGTGGGGGCTCGAGGCCGGGCCGGACCCGTCGATACCCCCCAACATCATGCAATCTATCGAGAACCTCGTCCGTGTCGAGGTCCAGACGATGCAGCAGGGCGGGCAGCAGCTTGATGCAAATGCACTGCGAGACCGCATCAACGGATTGCTCGAAGCCGCGCGGCAGGCAGCTAAAAAGAACGCGGCGCAGCAAGCCAAGATCGCAGAGGACAAGATTGATGAATATCTCGTCGAGGGCGGCTTTTACGACGCTCTCGCTGAGGTCATTGTGGACCTTCCTATTTTCCCGTTTGCCTGCATCAAAGGCCCAGTGGTGCGTATTGTACCCACGCTGGACTGGGCGAGCGGGACAGCTGTCAGCACGCCGAAGCCCCGCTTATTCTGGGAGCGGGTGTCGCCGTTCGACATATGGTGGACGCCCGGCGCGGCGGACATCGGCAACGCCTCGGTAGTCGAGCGGTCCCGCTTGTCGCGAGCGGATTTGAACGACCTGCTGGATTTGCCGGGATATGATCACGAGGAAATTCGGCTGGTCCTAGACGAGTATGGCCGGGGTGGTCTAAGCGATAACTGGGACCAAACGGACACAATCCGCGCGGAAAACGAGAGCCGCGAGAACCCGATCATCAACAATAGCGGCATGATCACCTGTCTCGAGTTCAACGGCAATGTGCAGGGGCGCATGCTTCTCGAGCAGGGCATGGACGCCAAGCTGATCCCCGACGCCATGCGGGACTACATGGTGCAGGCGTGGCTGATTGGCTCGCATATCATCAAGGTGCAGCTGTCTCCCAGCCCCCGCAAACGGCACAACTATTACACTACGAGCTTCGAGAAGGTGCCGGGTACCCCGCTGGGTAACGGCCTGACGGACATTATCGCGGACATCCAAGAGGCTGGAAACAGCACGCTAAGATCGCTGATGAACAACATGTCGATTTCATCGGGCCCGCAGGTGGTGGTCGACGACAGCAGGCTTTCCCCCGGAGAGAACGGTGACGAGATGTTCCCGTGGAAACGCTGGCACATCGAGCAGGACCCTCTCAACAACGGGTCACAGGTGCCCATCAGCTTCTTTCAGCCGACGTCTAACGCACAAGAGCTGCTCATGGTGTACGACAAGCTCAACGCCATGGCTGACGATCTGAGCGCCATTCCACGCTACCTACAGGGCGGATCGGCGGGCGGCGCTGGGCGCACCAGCTCGGGGCTGGCCATGCTCATGGGCAACGCGTCCAAAATCCTGCAGACGGTTGCAGCGAACATCGACCGCGACCTGCTCAACCAGCTTCTGTCCGGGCTCTACGATATCATCATGATGACCGACAACAGCGGGCTCCTCACGGGGCACGAGCAGGTGCGGGTCATGGGGGTCACTGTCGCCATCCAGCGCGAGACGCAGCGTGCCCGCCAGCTCGAGTTCTTGCAGATCACCGCGAACCCTGTGGACATTGGCATCATGGGGCCTACGGGGCGCGCGCAGGTGCTGCGCACAGTCTCAGAGGGCATTGGCATACCCGGAGCGGATATCGTCCCCAGCGACGACGCGCTCAAGGAGAAAGAACAAGCCTCCGCGCAGATGGCCCAGCAGGCCGCACAGGCGCAAGGCAATCAGGCACCCCATGGCGGAAACGTCACTGGCGACGCAGGCCCCCGCGTAAACATCGCAGGCGGTCCCCACTAACAGGAGCTATCATGAGTGGAAAATCGAAAGTGGTTAAGACTGGCAAGATGACGCCGGTTCGCGGCGGCCCGGGCAAGATGTTCGGGAAGCAGCACGTTGGGACGCAGACCCCCGGTCAGACCGCCTCGAAGAGCGGCCCCGGCGGTAAGTGGGCCAAGGGCGGCGCAACACGCGGCGGCGGACAGGGCAAGTCGAGCCGTGTCGTAGCCGGTCGTGTATCGGTGGCGAAACGCTAATGGCGAAAGCAAGCGCAATGCGGCCGGGAAGCGGCGGCGGACCCATCCAGAACGCCAAAGGCCAGTCCTCGCAGCGGCAGGGATACGGCAAAGGCACGGCAGCCAATATGCATCCGGCTAAGAAACCGGGCGCGTCGGGAGACAGCGGCAAGTCCAAGAAGGCTTCGCCGTTCGCGGGTAAGTCCAAAAAGTAGGGCGACAACAATGGCATCGAGCTCTCCGAAGAAACCGAAGATGACCGTCACCGAAGGCAAAGGGTCGAAGGTTAAAAACACCGCTTCTTCGGGGAGCTCGGCGTCACCACTCATGAGCCTGTCCAAGAAAAGCTACTCGAAGAACAAAAATAAGCCATCTGACGTTGCGGCTTTTGGCACGCCGGGCTTTGGGCTTACGGGGATGACAGGTGAAGATTAAGGTCACCGAGCATGCGGGCAAAGGCTCGCGCTCCGAAATTCTCCCGAGCAAGCACGCACTGTTTCAGCTATCGGGCGGGGACCCGGCGCAGCGCACGCTCGGGAACTACGCGAAGGCTACGCCCAACATTCTGCAGACCGGGCCTGATTTTCTAGGAGTACAGCGTGGCGGTGACACCTAACAGACCACACCACGAGCTGTCGCTGGCTGCGGCTAAGCTGTCGCGCGCGGCCCCCAATCAGTGGGAGCAGTTCGTGAAAGCATTTGAAATGTACACGGCGGTTGCCGTACAAGCGTGCGTGGCAGCGCCGCCGGACAAAGTGCTTATTGCGCAGGGACAGGCCCGCCAGAGTGCGGAAATCCTGAATTTGCTCAACGAGGCGATTGCAACAGCCAACGCTCAGTTGGCTAAACCATAACAGGAGACTACAAGCTATGGGAACGAACAACCCCAACCTGCCGAACAATGTGCTGAGCGACGAAGAAGCCATTCAGTATTTGGCGGCAGTCCTCAACGCTATCCGTGTCGGTAACTACGCAGCAGTGACTGGCTCGCCTACGGCGACAGCGGCGCAGATGGTCGGTGGAGCTATCGACGTATCCGGTGGGTCCACCGCTACGCTGACCACTGACACAGCTACGGCGATTGTTGCCCAGATGAATGCTCTGCAGCCGGGCAGTGGCGTGGCCGGAGCTACTGCTTCGTGCACGATCATCAACGACAATTCGGGCGCTCTTACTGTCACCGGCGGCACGGGCGTTACCCTGTCGGGTAACTCTCCGACCTCCATCGCGGCGGGCGCGGCGCGGCGCTATCTGATTAAGGTAGTGTCGGGTACCGCCGTAAACATGTACGCCTACTAAGACACGCGAATACTACGGGGGCTGGGAGACCAGCCTCCGCTCATTTCTTAACCCGTCCGTAGTCGGCAGCTGACGCGCAAAGCCCGTAGCTCCCGGTACGCACACAAGGAGACTACAATGGCCGTGCGGCATACAGAACTTAAGGGCAATCCGAACCCAGTCGACCCCAACGTAAAGGTGCCCGAGGCGGTACGTCGTCAGGCCGAAGAGGCCGACAAGCGCCAGCGCGAGGCGTATAACCTCCCTGATCCCGCCGCCGCTACACCCGAACCGGCTCCAGAGCCCCAGCCCCAAAATCCTCAGCCCGCACCAACTCCCGAGCCTGTGCCGACCCCCGAACCGGCTCCCCAGCCTACTACGCCACCGTCGACTGTCCCCGAGACAGGCGCGCATGACAGTTGGGAGAACCGCTTCAAGGCAGAGAACGGGCGGTATCTAGCCGCCAAGCGTATCCTCGATAGCAACACGCACCAGATGGAGCTGCTGCGCCAGCAGGTGACTGAGCTCACTGCACAAGTCGCGAACGCTACGCGAGCGCCTGTGGCACCGCCGGTGGACCCAGCCACCAAGCTGGTGACGGAAAAAGACGAAAGTGAGTTCGGGCCGGAGATGCTCGACCTCATGCGCCGCGTCGCCCGAGAGACCATCGCACCGGAGCTCGCTCCTGTACGTACGCTGCAGCAAACCACTGAGACGCTCGCTGCGCGCATCAACGGCACAGCACAGGTAGTCACGCGCAACGCTCGTGAAGCCATGATGCAGACGCTGGACGAGAAAATGCCGGAGTGGCGGCAGGTAAACAACATGGAGGAATTTAAGGCGTGGTTGGCCTTGCCTGATCCGTATTTCGGTGTTATTCGTC